ACGCTAATAAGACTTGGCGTAATTAAATATACGCTCGACCTTGCGGTGGGTGGTTGGCTAGACACAACCCATGGGCAAGATCAACAGCAGGGCTAAGGGCGCAGCGGGCGAGAGAGAGTTAGCCAATTATCTGCGCGAACAGGGCTGGCAGAAGGCAAGAAGGACCGCCCAATACGCAGGCAATCCCGAAGGTGGTAGCGGGGATGTAGTCTGCGAGAATTTTCCATTTCATATCGAAGGCAAGCGATGCCAAGCCCTAAAGCCCGAAGAGTGGATGGAACAGTCCAAGCGGGATTGTCCAGCGGGCAAGATCCCAGCAGTATTCTTCCGCCGTAATGGACGCAAGGAATGGCTTGTCGTACTTACTGCCGACAGCGTGTGTGAATTAGCTCGACAGATCGCACCCGCGAATGTGACTATCGAGTATGCCAAGACCGCAACCATCGCGCAGGGCTTCTACGTTAAGTCACCAGCTTTTGACGAACTTACCCCAACAACAACAAACCCAAATAAATAAATAAAGGAGAAATAACATGGCACTAACAATCAGTGAATCAGCAAAGATGGAGCGCAAACTACCAGAAGCGGGAGCAACTGTAGGCGTTCTTTACAGCCTAGTCGATCTAGGCCACCAGAAAACCAATTGGGACAACCAAGAGAAGTGGACACCTAAAGTCCGCTTGACCTTTGAGTTGCCCGATCAAACCGATGAGTTTGAGGTCGAAGAGAATGGCAAGCGCACCACAGTCCAAAAGCCTATGGTCGTTTCTATCGAGCAGACCCGCAGCCTTGGCGAGAAAGCAAGCCTTCGCAAGCTTCTCGAACAATGGCGCGGTCAGACCTTCACCTCCAAGGAACTCCAAGCATTCAGCTTGAAGAACCTATTGGGCAAGCCAGCCATGCTTACGCTGATCCACAAGACCAGCCAGCAGGGTCGGCAGTATTGCGCCATTGCGGGTGCGTCCAAGCTGCCAAAGGGCATGAAAGCACCAGCCACCACCACCAACGATCAACTCTATTACGAGATTGAGCAGGGTGAGGCTGGGCAGTTTAACGACATGCCCGATTGGTTGCAGGAGAAGATTCGTGCTTCCAAAGAGTTTGCTACCGCTGCTGGCAAGTCTACGGCCATCAAGGTCGAGGTTGACGCAGACGGCAACGCAATGCCGTTCTAGGTTATATGGCACTTACTATTACAAGTAAGTGGGATAGCTCCTCGGCTAATTCCAGATTGGTCACTGTTGAAAGCAGCGGCCACTGGTATGATGCCGAGGGGCGATCTGCCCACGTTATTCTTGGAAAGAATGGCAAGGAACGAAACACAACTGTTGCTGACGCTAGAAAGATGGGATTGTTGCCATCAGTAACTAGCGTCCAAGGAATTTTACATAAAGAACAACTGGTGTCTTGGAGAATTGAACAGGCCATAATGTCTGCATTAACTCTCCCAAGAGAAGAAGGAGAGGATCTAGGTGAATATGCGAAAAGAGTCGTTAAGGATAGCAAAGAACAAACAACCAAAGCGGCATTGCATGGGACAGCCATGCACGTTGAGTTGGAGAACATCCTGCTTGGAAGACCTGTATCCAAAGATGAAACACTTGCTCCGTACATCAAGACATTCAGAGAGTGGGCGGAAAAGAATGTCGAGAAAACCTACTGGTGCGAGAAGGGTCTTGTCGGCGCGGGCTATGCGGGAAGGTGTGATGCCTACGTCAAGCTACGGGGTATTGGTGACGCTATCATCGACCTAAAGAATCGCAAGGTTAACAAGAAGTACAACGCCCCACCCTGGTATCCAACAGATGCGCAACAGCTTTGGGCATATAGGAACGCGAGCGAGAATCCTCAAGCAGCCTGCGTCTCAGTTGTTCTGGCATCCAATGATCCAGAATACATAGAGCATCATCAGTGGGACGAAGATGAACTCTACCAAGCTGGCATTGCTTTCTGTGCGATGCAAAAAGTATGGGCTTGGGTTAAGGGCTACACACCTCCTGGGATGAAGCTATGATCGACCCGCAAGACGTACTGTGGCTAGAGGAATTGCTGGACCAAGTTTATCGGAGTCTTGCCAAATGACTGCGCCGAGCATAGCCGAGATGGGGGATGCTGCTGGCGAGATCATCTGGCGGGTGATGGGAAAAGGTTCGGATAAATCCGCATACGGCGATTGGCTGGAGAAGGATAGGCCTACTCACGATTATCATATCGCCAGAGCCGTGCGGCACCTAGCCACAGCGCAGATGCAATTACACAAATCCACGCCCTGCCCTGATAATAACGGCGAGACAAGTGTTGACCACTTGGAGCGTGCGCTGGTAAGAACATTGTTTGTGTTGGCTCAAATCAAAAAGGAAGTACCAAGATTATGATGTGGATTAAGAAAGAGTTTGATGATGACGGCAAGCCAGAGTGGGCGGTCTACATTGACGAGTCTGGCGAAGGCAGAGAAGAGGATTGGTCGCACTATGATACCTTTGAGACTAGGGACGAGGCGATCAAGGGTTGCAGGAGCGTCACCTGGGAAGATTACGATTGTAGCGACAAATGAAGCTTGCGTTGTCATGGCTGCTCTACTTTTTGGGTGACATAATAAGTCGTACGCTTTTGCGTACGGGTCTTGGCTACGGCCTATACAAGACGCTGATGCTTTGGTCGGTCGAACTGGATGACAAGTTTGATGTATGGAAAGAAGTTAAACCTAGCGGAAGGGGCAAAAAATGAAACAAGCAATGGTAACACAATCGTTTGGTGAGGACTGGCAAAAGATTCTGGATCTGACTAGGCCACGCATGGAGGCGTACTGCAAGCGTCACAACTGCGACTTCATTCTAATCGACAAACCCCTAACCCATCCGATGCAGTATTCTAAGTCTGCTATCGGAAACATCATGGCTACTAAGGGCTATGACCAAGTGACATTCGTTGACGCTGATGTTTTGATTACAGCCGATTGCCCCAAGCTATCCGATGACGCTGGGGTGTTCTGCGCCTTTGACGAGGGAGCTTACCTAGACCGCAAGCCAGAGATGGTTAAGCTGGCTGGGGCTTTTGGCGGGATGATCGAGCCTAAGTTCTATGTCAACACTGGCGTGTTCGTAGTTCACACTAAGGCCGTGGGTATCTTGTCGATGCCCCCAATCGGCCTGCACCCAAACCACTTCGCCGAGCAGACCTGGCTCAACGTCATGGCGCACTTGTGGAACATCCCGCTGACTGAGCTTGACCCGTCCCTCAACTGCATGACGAGTGTGGAGTCGCACTTTGGTTTGGATCGCTACAAAGACGCAATGATTATCCATTACGCAGGGCAGTCAAACGATCTGGTTAAGTTGGCTGGCCAGATTAAAGAAGACGAAGCGAAGCTGGTGGGGTTGGGTAGGTGAGGTCTACGCACCTTTGTCGTGGTGATTATGACGAAAGGTTGCAGCAGTTGGCTGGAGAGGTTGCGCTGCAAGCCATCCGTGATCTGCGGATGCTACGCAAGCGAGGGATGGTGCGGGGCATGAAGATTATCAAGGATCACCAAGGCGTGCCACTCAACGATGCGCTGGAGTACAAAAACTCCCATGAGGTGCAGAAGTTACTGCGAGATTTTAAGAATGGGACGGTTGGCTGGTGGTGCAGAGCCAGCGGAGTAAGGATCGACAATCGGACGTTACTGCGCAAACTACAGGAGAATGACTATGCTTTGCCTACTGGAGCTTAAAGACATCGTGTGGGTAATCAGTTGGTTTATTCTTTACAGTTGGCTGATTCTTTCGATAATCTACTGCGCTGGCTTTATCATCTTAAAGCTGATTGATTACATAAGAAAGGAACTGGATCTATGAGGAAAAGAAAAGGCAAGAGCATTAAGCTGGTTAAGACCGAGGAGTACAAAGCAGTAAAAATCTTTGTCGATGTGGACGATGATCTTTACGAGGCTCTAGCCGAAGCTGGCAAGCAACACATTCTCAAAGACAAGACGGCTTGCTTTGAGTACGCATTAAACAAAGCATTGCTGGAACTTTGCGAGGAAGTCAAATGAGCGAGTTTAAGCAGAAGGTTTTGACCGCAGCCGTAGACCGCTATGTGTTGACGCCCACGCAGTGCATGATGCTACGCCAAGATGCAGAGGTGATCGGGATGAAGCGTGCGACTGTGATGAAGAAGGATGGCACGACCAGAAGATCGTTTGCGCGTAGCTGTTCGTCTTGCTGGGTTCCGATGGCTCCGCACTACAAGTGGCTTTACTCAATTGTAAACGAATTGACTATGGCCGTAAACGCCGAGCATTACCGATTCGATATTACGGGGGTGCAGCAGTTGCAGATCCTAAAGTACAATCCACTCCAGCAGTTCTGGTGGCACTACGATACGTTTACTGGATCAGATCGCAAGATGACGATGGTGGTCAATCTGTCTGACCCAAGCGAATACCTAGGCGGCGGCTTGCAAGTTAAGGCTGACATCGAGAACGCTAGGTTTATTCGAGAGCAAGGGGCGGGTTGCTGGTTCCCCTCCTACATCGAGCATCGTGCGCGTGCGCCTATCTGGGGTACACGCTGGGTCTTGGTCGCTTGGTTAACTGGACCAGCTTGGCGATGAGCATTGACGATCAGATCCGCTTAGTCGGAGTAATCGCAATTGGCCTTGGGCTGTTGACATTGCTGTGGGGAAATAAATGACCCACGCCGCCAATCTACCCCGCC